ATTCTAAAAGTGTAAAAGCTCTGACCCTACTTGTCTTGAATCGCCAGTAATTTCTCCGTTCCATGGTATACCTCCAAACCTTGCTCATTCGAGACAACATGAACCGTAAGGCCATTGACAGTCAACTGCTTTTGTCCAGTCTGCAACGCCATACGAGCCACTCGCAAAACTTCTTCCTGTTTTAGAAGTTCTAGTTCTCTTTTTCTACTTTCTTGAATTTGTCCCAGCAAGAAGGTTGCTATACTGGCAAAAATAGCTAGTGAAATCACTGCTTCCAGTAAAATAACCGCCTTAATTTTTTGCTTCTTGAATACGTTTAATCTTTCCATTTCCTAGATATAGTTGGTAGCGAACCACTTCTTTCCTTGTTTGAAATCTCACTCTTGCTAGAGACGAATTCCCACCAGTCTTGTCGAAGGTGATTGACTGATGGGACTGCAATTGAATTCCTTTAGGGATGGCTAATTTCTGATAGCCATTCCCAATACTTGTCTCTTCTAAAATCAAGTTCAGCTTTTGCTGACTAGCCAGACTTCGCTTCTGGGTTTCTCGATAAAGTTCCTCAAACTCCATAAAGAAAATTTGTTCTTCCACAGCTGCAAAAGTTGATTGAACTGAACTTGACAAACCCAAGGCTAACATACTAGCTATTCCTAAAACTAATAAACTTTCTAACATGGTGAAAGCCCTAATCCGCAACTGTTTGACTTGTCTTTTGTTTTGCATGATATTCTTTGTATGCTTTTGCTTGCTCAGCAGTGATACGTCCATCTGCCTGTAATTTGCTTAGACTAGCATCTTCATTTTTATCCAGACTATACAGTTCTGCTTGACTTTCTACCACCTTGACGACAGCTGCTTTACCCTTGTCATTCACTGCATCCTTTTGCTTAGTCAGATTTGGCACAAACAGTAATAGCAAAACACTAATGATAAGCAACACGACTAACATTTCAATCAAGGATACTAAAATTATTTACTAGAAAGCACCTTTAGAGAAAACAAAAAAACCACAAGCATAAGCCTGTGGTTTCTGTGTGTATAATTAACTTGAAATTCTTTCTATTATATTTTATTTTGTTGTTTCTTCTTTGGCCTGAGCCAATGTAATCAGTCCATCAGGCTCTACCTCAAATTCAGGCTTATCAGCAAGTGAGCCGTCATCATTGAGATAATACCAGCCTTTTTCTGATTTGATAAAGGCATTAGATACCATTGAGCCTTTTTGATAATCAAGATAGTACCAAGTATCTTTGTACTTGACCCATCCTGTGACCATAGCGCCCTGATTGTCAAAATAGTACCATTTAGTATCAATTAGCACCCATCCAGTAGCCATAGCGCCATTTGGTAGTAAATAGTACCAGTTAGTGTCTGAGTGTTTGTGCCAAGTATTAGCTTTCATGTAGCCATTGCTGTCAAAGTAATACCAGACATCATCAATAACTTGCCATTTATTAGTAGGGTATGTGCCATCTTCATTGACATACCACCATCCAGTACTATTATTGTGCCATCCAGCCTCTGCTTTGGACTCGCCTAGCATTTCCTGGACGGTTGAGCCTAGACTTTGATAGTGCTTAATTTTAGCAATAACATAATCTCTAAGACTGTCATTGTAGCCACCGTGCAAGGCTAAAGAACGTGCAGGGCATGAGGTACTTGAAAATTCATTATGAAACTTGATATTAGAGTAGTTAGGAGTATCTCCATAATAGGTCATGTCCTCAGCCATCTGTCTCAAGACCATGTTTTCATTCTCAATAAATTCAGCGTCTGATGTGTTGAATTGCTGGCAAACCTCGTAACTGATAGAGTTCATGTTGGCGTCATAGTTAGCAGCTGACCAGGTGCCACTGTAGGTATTTTCAACCCTTGCAATGGTGTCACGGTTAATGTAATAGTGAGCAAATCCTAGAGCTGATTGACCGTTATTATAGCGTTCTTGTAACCAGCCTATATAACTCTCAGGGGTCATGGAGCCAGCGTCATTGTGCAAAATATAGTATTTTGGCTTATCTGTTGGACGAGCGCCAGCAATTCCATTAAATACATTAGTATTGATAATTTCTACCATTTTAATTTCCTTTCTTATGGTAAGACATTAGGCCAAGGCTCGCTCGTAAGATATGAAATAGAGCTGACACGAATGTCTCCAATATCTCGGTCTGTTGGCACTGGGTCAGTAAACTGAAATCTCAACATGTTGCTATCTCCAGCACCTCCAAGATACCAAGTCCCGTAGGAGACACCTTTATCGTTGTAAATGTTTCCTATTAAAGACCCCTCAGAGCGAAAACCAACAGGAACACCACCAAGTCCTAAAATGTAACAGTTTCTTTCCCTGTCGCTACCTTGAGCCTCGTATCCTACGCCACCTCTACGAATGACACCGAACCAACCCCAACTCAATCCTCCGAATTGGTATGTTACGGTGTCATTTTTGCGCCGTACTTTCAGATATGAGTTTCCGAGTTTAGACTTAATATTCAGCGTTCGCCAACCAGTATCGCCAGTCAGAACCTCCCAGCCCTGATTGTTTGTCCCGCTTCTTTTTATCCATTTTAAAGCGCCATTAGTTACAGCGGTATCAACATAGGTAGTACCTACAGGAGCGCTAACCTTGCCATTTGGCATGCCTTGGCCATGGATTTCATACTCATTGGCTTGTCCACCTGTATTAGTTGGAGTGCTTGGTAAGACAACACTGCCACCTCCACCAGATAAGCTAAGAGTATTACCATTAAGATTGAGCCTTTGAGGTTCTTTCTGCTCAATGAGTGAAAGTCTTTGTTTGACTTCATTGTCATTGTATGGCTGAGGAATTTCTGATTTTTTAGCATACTCATCTAAATTTTGATGTTGAGTAAGATAGCCCTTACCAGCTAGAGCCTCCTCAGTAACAAATTTTGAGGTATCTACCTCTTTTTTATTTTCAAGAGTCTCAACTCGTTTCTTGAGCTCAGTATCATTGTAGGGGTCAGGTAGCTCTGAGTGTTTAACGTAGTCATCCAAGCTCTGATGTTGAGTCAAGTACCCTTTGCCATCTAATTCTGACTTAGTGACTAAATCACTAGTGTCCACACTTGACTTGTTCTCTAAAGCCTCTACACGCCTTACAAGAGGCTTGTCATCATAAATGGTGTCATTGTCAGGCTTAGTCTTTAAAGCCTTAATGTCATCCAAGATATGGGCTATATCGCTCTGATTAGCCTTATTTGCAAGCTCAGCCCTTAGCTCACTGTCATCATAAGCTACGCCTGGAGCGTTATTTTTAGGTAACAAGCTCTCAAGCTCATCCTTTGTCACAATATCCTTGACATCTATGACACGCTTTGTCTTTTGTTCCATGACAGGTGCCTGAGCAGCCTTGTCAATCTCACTAACTTTCACATGGAAAGAGAAAGCATATACATCAGCTGATTTTTCAATTTTTTCAAAATAGATGTACCCTACAACTGTCTCACTTGCAATTATCAAAGAGTTATCAAACTTGACTGTAAAGGTATTGCCATCTATGACAGCCTCAACCTCTTTATAGCGATTGGTGCCCTTAAAATGAAAGAGACAGATGACTTTCTCAGCCGTGAGCTCTTTTGTCGTAAAGTGAAATTCTGCTATCTCTTTATCTTTACTGTAGAGCTCATGCTGGAGCTTATCAATTCCTCTAATATTGCTTGTCAGCTCTATCTTTTTGCTGATAATTTTTTCCAATTTTCGCCCTCCTTTCTAAAAAAAGAGAGCCTAATAGGCTCTCCATGCTTAATCTTCGCTAGGCTCTGTATATGTCAGAGCTCTTGAGCTATCTGACAGCCCTGCTGTAGTAGGGTCAGGCACAATATTTAGGGCGCTCACGATTGAGAGCCCGATAAGGTAAGGGTTGCCTAAGAATTTTAGAAATAATTCATAAACCCCAGCCCAGCTAGTCAAATCCTCAAATTTTAACCCAAAATAGGTCAAAATAGGTAGGATGATAGCAAGTAACAAACGGATGACAAAAGCTCTATTTTTAAAACGTACTAGCCAGTTAATTTTCATATTTTAATTCCTCACTTCTAAAATGTTGTATTTTTGGTAGAGACTATCTATATAGCCGTTACCACCTAAATTCTTGTAACTCTTGTGCATTTTGTGGATGACATCAGACTCATGTACTGTAGTATATCCACGGTTAATAGCTGTGGTCATGTCTCTTTCTAGTCTTAAATACATAGTGACTAGATGAGCCTCATCATGTACCAGCAATTTCTTATTGACATCTGCAAGTATTTCACCGTTTGAATGGCCTAAATCCTGCACAGTCTCTACTGCATTTTGAATAGTGCCTAACTCGTTCTTGAGCTCGTTAAATTGCTGCTTATTCAAGTTAGCTGACTTACTTGCTGTAAGTCCAAACCATCCAGTAGCAATAACACCAACAGTAGGGGCTAGATGTGCTATTAAATCTGATATAGTCACGCTTGCCCCTCCTTTATTATTGTGGCACTGCCTCAGTATTCAGCTCTGTGCTTGTTGTTGGAGTGTTTTCTTTTGGTGGCTCCCATTTCCAAATACCTAGCTTTCCATTTCTCTCAAGGTCTGCTAGTTCTTGCAATGTCTGACCTTGGTAAGTAAATGACTCATTCACTTGCACCATGACACGCTTGCCCTCTTGAAATTGCTCACTGTGCTCTGGGTTTTCAATCGTAAAAATGTCATGAGATTGGTAGGCTTTACCGACCTGGGCAAGGTCAACCAATTCAAGACCACGCTTGAATACTGTAGGGTCTAGTGGATTGTCCACATCTGTCACTCTTGCAAGTACAGCCCAATTAGCAATGGCTTTGACAGCGTTAATCTCATTGTCTTTTTCAGCTAATTTCTGGTCATAGCTTTTCTCTTGGTTTTTTAAGTCTTCTTGCAACTTTTTGACACCATCAGCAGGGTTAAACTCTGTGGCTACCTGGCCAAGCACTGCCTCAATTAGCACCTCATCTGACTCGTTCACACGGTTACCGATTAGGACACGGTCAAAAGCTGTGTAGGGTGTCTCTTTACGGATTGCCACAAAAGTTCTATTACTATCTTGCAAATATTTGCTAATTACTTTAAATTCCATATATATTATCCCTCCTCAATTTGTTTGGTTTTTACTTCCTCATAAAGGTTTTTAAGGCGCTCATCAGATTGTAAAATCTTATTCATTTCCTCAAAACCTAACTTGATATTTTCCAAGTCAGCTAGAGCCTTATCACGCTCATCTCTAACTTGTTGCAACTCAACCAGCGCCTCATCACGTTCAGCAAGGCTGAAAGCCTCCGAGATACTTTTATTAGCTATCTGAACGCCTAAATTGTTAATAACTTTGTCTTGTGTGTTCATTATTTTACCTTTCTAAATTCTTACGTCGTATCGTCCTGGAGAACCGAGTTTGTTTCGTTTAAACCAGTTTTCAATGCCAATAAAATTCTGATTAATTAAATCAAATACTTTTGCTAGAGATTTGCCTTTTATCCATATTTCATGACTTGCCCCTATTGTTCCAACTTTCATTGTTTCAACATTTTTAATTTCATTTTTGACATTATCAAATATTATTCCTCTCTGGTCAGTAGCATTATACATCATTGCTATTTCATCACCGTACAAGTTAATTGCTGTGGTGTTGTCGTTTGTATTCCAGATTTGAATACCAGCAGAACCATCATCCATGTTTACCCAACCATGTGAGTTAGACATTAGAGCAGTATATGAACCTAGTTTGCCATTGATAGCACCTTTATGAAATACAAGATATTGTATAGGTCTGCTATCAAATTGATTAAAAATACCTACACCTTCTCCGTTCATCTTGAGCCATCCACTCTGCAAATCAAAATTAGTTGTTCCATTCAAAGATGATAGATTACCACCTCTGATAACATTTGCTGTCAATCCGTCTGTGACAATGTTCTTAGAAGAAATATTGATAATTCTAGCCTGACTAGCGTCAATCTCTCCGATATGTGCCGTACCAATTTGAGCGTTACCAATCATAGAATTTTTAATAACACCGTCTTTAATGTAAGTTTTCTCACCGATTGAGATTAGACCCTCATTGATTTTAACTGAACCATCAGGGTTAAGGTTGATAGCCCCCAGCACATCACTAGCGCTATTCAGAGTTTTAACAGACCATGAATTAGATAGCAGTGTCATTTGTGCCCGTGTAGCCTCTGAGGTTTTTTTGGCCTCCTCAGCCTTTTCAGCTACTTCAATCGCTTTTGCTTGTGCATTTTCCGCTTTATTTTGAGCGCTTTCTGCTAGTTCTTTAGCTTCTTTCGTCTGTTTGTAAGCATCATCAAATTGACTAGGTTTATATGTTCCTGTTCTACTACCTCTAACTAAAATAGGCTCTTTGAACTCAATCCAACCATTTTTAGCAAGGTAAATATAAAATGGATAGTTTGCGTCCTCGCCAAAAGCAAAATCTTCTTGAACTGTGAAAGTCTT